CCTTCTAGTAATTTACCTTCAAGCTCAGCTTTTCTTGTTAAACCTTCTTGAAGCATATCATAATTTAAAGCTCCGCCTCCAAGCAAGTTTACGTTTCCAAATTTACCCCTAACACGTCCTATTACTATTTGTGATAAAGCTAAGGCATATTCATATATCCATTGCTCCATAATAACATCTCTAATTGCTCGTTCTAGATAACATGAAATTACACCATAAAANTGAGTACCTCCCGGCTCTGGATACATTTGCATATATTGTGTTCGTGGATCAAATTTAATATCTCTACGCGTTGCTAGCATTTTTTCGCGGGTATCTATCCATTCTTTTAATGTGTACCATGATACTAAGTCAAAGCCGTAATTACCCATCGCATAACTAAAGTAAGTTTGCTGTGCTAGTGTCTGTTCTAAGGTAAATAACGTATTGATACCTGTTGTAGAACCTTCTTCAAAATCGGTAATATCTACTACCTTTCTATAATCCATAATATCATAATCAAATACGTTTTGATAAAATATAGCATCAGAAGCAGATCCTTGAAATGTGAGAGTATTTTTTGCGGTTTGTTTGAAATGAGCAGATAGGCTTTGATTAAACGAAGTAATAGATGAATATAATGTATGATCGAATAATTCAAATTTTGCGATCCCTGGCTCTTGCCCACTTACATTATAGGAAAATGTTGAAGATAAAGCGCTTGAAGANGAAAATACGCTACCACTTAGAGATGATGTCGCTACAAATAACGTTGGTCCGAATGCACTAGTATACGGTACCCTCGATCCATAAAATTCTGGTCCCGGGCCTAGAGGGTTTGTACCTCCTGTCTTTTTTCTGTTTGTATCTAAATCTGTATTTGCTAAAGTATAAAGTAAATCTAAACGAAGGCCTTTATTATTTTCATACATTCTTGAGTCAAATATTAAATATTCCTGCGTAAACCCTGCATACTTTGTAAAATATTCAACAGCGATTTGTATATTTTCTCTAAGTTGATCTGTATGTATTTCTAAAGACACAAGAGGGTAACCTAAAGATCTTTTTATTCTATCTCCCAACCTATCGTATGTTTCAACTTTGGAATTTAAATTTGTTGAAAGAAAGGCGGAAAGTGGTTGAATTGTACATGCAAGTGCCATAAAATTATTTATTCACGACTAAATAAATATATGGCGACCTCACCACCTAAAAGTAACGAGCAGTATACGAGTACGTATTATAATCAGAATCAGTGTTTTTCTTTTTCGAGGCATATTACAACTTCAATAACACAATTATCTGGGCAAGATCCGAACGCACCAGCTCCATATGGATCCGGTACGCCTACTGCGCCAGCTGTTGCAGTAAAGGTGGGGCAACCATGCTCTGAGGTTATTATATATAACCAAACTGGTCAAGATGTATTCATTTATGTTGATACAAGTGGCAACTATGGAGGCCAGACCAACCGTCCTGATCATCGAATTTTGATAAGTGATAACACTGAGACAACTGTTAGGGGTCTTACAAATGTAAATCAAGTCTCAGCGGCAACATCGTCCGGAGCAGGAAAAGTCTATTACAGAACTCAATTTTATAGTTCAAANCCGGCACGTTAAACTACCGGCTCTTCTTCTACATCCACTTCAGCTTCCACGTCCACGTCTTCTGGCGCGTCTACATCTGCTGGGCCACCGCCGAACTCTGGGATCCCACCTTCTCCACCAACTCCAACACCGGCTCCTTCACCACCCACAGCAGCTTCACCTTCTGCTAATTCACCGGCTAATGCTTGCTCTTTCCAAGCCGGGCCGGCAGCTTGAATTTGTGCTAGTTCCCATTGTAATTCTGCATCCTTTCTTAAAAATTCTCTGTTTGCAAGTATATCTCTATCCCTCCAACCGAGGTATTTTTTCTGTGCGTATGTAGCAGAAACAAATTCATTGGCAGCTAAGGTGTTATAATTAGNGGATTTAAGCTCAAGTCTTTGATTTTCTCTTAATTCGTAAAAATTAGTAGGTACATTAAAATCAACTTCAATATTTTGTTCGTTTAATTCAAGTTTTTCAAAGATACCCATCAGTGTAAGATGTGTAACAAATCCTTTCTTAATACCAGCAGCAAACCGTTGCTGCTGTCTCATAATAAATCTAGCAAACTTTAATTCTTCACGTAGTATTATTCCCCCGTCAGCTGAAGCTTGATCATTAGGATCTAATCGCATTGATGGTACCTTAAGCGCTCTATAAAGCTTTTTGATAAAGTACATTAAATCAGACAATTCCCCGAGATTTGCACCACCTGCTAATTGATCAACAGAAGTTCCTTCTGATCCTTGTCTTTTTGCAAACCAAAATGCATCAAGCATTGATTGTGGATTAAACTTTTTAACAACATCATCTTGATCTATGTCAAACGTTTTTCTTGACCAGTAATTTTGAATAAGTTTACGAAGATATGCTTCAGCTTTTGGTGGCGCCATATTACCTACATCAACATTAAACACTAGTCGTTCCGGAGCACGGACTAGTCTATATATAACAATAGCGTCTTCAATTAAAGAAAGCTGACGATATGGTCTGCGTGCATTTTCTAAAAACGGAATAACAAAGTTTTTAGTTTCGTTATATACACCAGAATTCACATACATGATCTGATTTTGATCCATGGGTATAAATTCAATCTTTTCGACTTTCTCTGGGTGTACTGGACTGAAGATTGGTTTTCTGTATATAAAACCTTTAACCAGCATATTTTGTATATTATTATACACAGGGTCGATGATTTCAGCAGGTAAGTTAATTACACCCAACACACCATCTTTTACATATTCTTCATGGATAATTTGTTCAAAAAATAACTCTCCTTCAACCATTAATTGTCTAAAGTATTGCCAACCACGATTTTTTAGATCATAATATTCTACGTATCTATGAAATTGTTTATCGAGTTCTTCTTTTTCATCGACATTTAGATCTATATCTTTTAATTGTAATTTTGTTATCCACCCGGATTCATCTGGATTGATTGTCTCATCACATATTTCATCTAAAGCATCAGACACCTCAGAGTAGGCGGCCATTATTCTGTAATCTCTTAATCTACCACCTTTATCGTCTTGTATGTTTGCATACATTACATCACCAAAGGAAGAATCTTTAGCAAAGTCTCCGATTGGGATGTTATTAAAAGGATTAGAGGAAGATACTGAAGCTTTTGCAAGAGCTTCTGCTCTCTTCATACCTGCTTTTTGGAAGAATTTATATTTTGGATTCAGTGCATCATTCTCTCCACGACCGTCTGTAGCGTACGGTAATCTGTTTTGAATATATTGAATTAAATTTCTACCAAAGGTAGAGGCGCGACCGTCATTAGTTACATATGAACGATTTTGGTCTGAACTGGTTGATGATCCTATTCCTGGCATCTCGTATATATTTATGTCATCTTGAGGATAGAGCTAGTGGCTGGGTAAGAAGAACCCCAGCCTGCTTCATTTGCTGTTACAAACACAAATTTACCAGCAGCACTTAATGTTGATGTTGGTAAAAAGATATTTGCTATATTATCATTTACTACATTGTAAAGAGCAGTACTAAGCTTATAACCGCTAATTGTAGTTGATTTTGCAGAAGTAATTTCTTGATAGTTAGAATATAGAGGATTGTCTGGTAGTGGGCCTCCCATATCTGTCGCGCTTAAGAAAAAGTCGTTATCGTAATCAAATCGTTTCCCGTATAATATAAAATTATTTGGTTGTGAGGAAAGTATATTAGTTGTAGTTTGATATATTTGAGTTAACGTGCCTGTTGTCGCATAATAAAGATTTGTTATTTCTGGTATAGCTGAAATTGTTACTGTTTCAGAATATGCACTAGGTACACCACTATCGTAGCTTGATAACGCGCCGTATCCCTGCTGTGTATAGGATGCATTACTTACAACTTCATTACTATCTAATGGTGAATAAATTCTATTTGCGAGATTAACTGCGATAAAGTTATTGTCTATTTTATAGATATTACCTTTTGTATCTTTTTGCTCTGGAAACAACCATCCTTTAATAGTAAATGTAGTATCAACTGTAACTCTAAATTTATCATTATACGTAGTATCTGTTGGTGTACTATACACTAGATTACCATCCCATAAAACCTCGCTTCTTATTTCTTGATCATAACTAAGTCCATATTCTGCTGGTATCTTCCAAGATAATATTATATACGGGTTGTTATATGGGACAAAATTAGATATAATTTGGTCTATATCTTGCATATATCTAGCTAGTATTGACATACTAACTTCAAGATTCACTGGGACCGGCATTAAAAAATTCGCTGATGCTTTTGGATCATCTTGTCTTTGTGTTGGTATATATGTTGGTGCTAGCTTATTAAACACTCTATCATTATCGCGGGTAATTCCTGTTAAGTTAATTGCAACCGCTGGTAATGTTATGTTTTGAGCCTTATTGATAATATCATACATCACCCTTTGCTTAGGTGCAAATACATATCTTACTTCAATATTACTCTTTCTTTCTCTATCTTTATTATATCTACTTATAACCGTATCATCAAACGCTGCCACAAATTGCGTTAAAAGATTTTTTATTTCAAAATGAAATGCTCGGTTTTTCATACGTACTTATATATTTATTACAAAAACCTGTCGATGAAATATTTCGGCAGTTTATGCCTGTTATTTACAACGCTTTCTACTATAGCCCCGTCTAATATATAGGTTACACAATAATCCTTTTTCGATCTTACACCCCGTCCACATGATTG